GCACCCGGACAGGCCCGGCGCGTACCTGGTCCACGGGTGCGACGAGCTGCTCATCTCCGTCGACGCGGCGTTCAAGGACACCAAGTCCTCGGACTACGTCGTCATCCAGGTCTGGGCGCGGCGCGGCGCGAACGTCTACCTGCTGTACCAGGTCCGCAAGCGCCTGTCGTTCACCGACACCGTGACCGCGTTCTCCGCCGTGTGCGCCATGTGGCCGCAGGCGTCGCGGAAACTGGTCGAAAGCGCGGCCAACGGCGTCGCCGTAATCGACCTGCTGAAATCGAAGATCCCGGGCATCGTCGCGGTGACGCCGCACGAGTCGAAGTACGCGCGGGCGTCGGCCGTGTCCCCGTTCATCGAGGCCGGCAACGTGTTCCTGCCCGCCGCCGAGGTCGCGCTGTTCGACGCCGAGGAACTGATCACCGAAGCGGCCCAGTTCCCCAACGGCCAGCACGACGACATGGTGGACGGGACCTCCCAGGCCCTCGCGGAGATGCTCCTGGACGGCAACGGCGCGCAGGCATGGATCGCGTGGGCGAAGCGGAAGGCCGAGCAGGCGGCCCGGGAGGCGGCCGGGGAAGCCCCGGAGCCGAAACCGGTCACCGCTGCCATGGTCCTGCCGCCGGCCGACGGCCTCGCCAAGTGCCTCAAGCCCGACTGCATGCGCAAGGTCCGTCCCGGCGTCGCCTACTGCTGCCATGCGTGCGGTACCGCCGCGCAGAGTCCCGCGCCGTACGAGATCGAGGCGCACGACCCGTCAGCGCACTGGGTGCTCTCGCACAGCGCGGACTGCGAGGAGCGGTCACGCGAGCGCGGCGAGCTTACCCCGGCCGAGGCGGACGTTCTCGACCCGGCGGCGGTGCTGCGGGCAGCCAGGAACGCGGCCTACCGCGCTCAGCAGGGGAGATAGCTCACCGCCGCTCCGCCTCCGTATCCCCCCGCCGGCCTGCTCTCGTCACCCGCATGGCCAGGATCCTGCCGGTCGCGGTCATCTCCCGGCACACGTCGTCGCGGTCGTCGTAGAACACGTCGACGCCGAGCTCGAGGGCCTTCGCGGTCTTGAGCGCGGGCGACTGGCGCGGGTGCCTGAACAGCACCTCGTGCACCGCGGTCACCGGGATGCCGAGCCCGGTGATCTCGGCGGCCACCGTCCCGGTCCTGTTCCGGCCGACCGCGCTGATGACGTGCACCTCGTCGCCCGCGGCGAGCGCCCTGACGGCGAGCTCCCGGAAGTAGCCCGGGTGGTGGCTGCACACGTTCCAGTAGTCGAGCCCGATCTTCACCCGCCTATCATCCACCAGGCAGGAGCGTGCGTGGCTGACGATCAGGCGCCGGCATTCGGTTTCACGGGCTCATGGCCGTTCAACGGCGAGGTCACCGCCGGGGGGCACCCGATCGGCACCGTGACCTCCTGGACGATCACGGCCCCCGCTGACGGCCTCCCGCACGTGACCCTGACCCTGCTCGCCCCCGGCGCGCTCGCCCTGGCCCTGTCGGCGGCGGAAGTCGCGGTCGACGACCGCACCCGGGACGCGCTGGTAGCGCTCGGCTGGAAGCCGCCGGCGACCTGAGCGGGAGGCGCCCGGCATGACGCTCCGCTCCCGCCTCGCCACGTCCCCGGCGCGGACCGTCCCGGTGGCCAAGGTGTTCGGCCCGGGCGTCCCGCCGCAGATCGAGGCGGCCGAGGCCCGGGCGCAGATGACGCCCGGGTCCCCGTTCGGCCCCGGCACCCCGATCGGGCCGTACGACGGGTACTCGCGGCAGCCGCGCAGCCAGGACTTCGTCACCGGGGTCAACATCGCGACCCGGCCGCGGACTCACGAGCGGGTGTCATTCGAGACGCTCAAGGGCCTGATGGGCTCTTATGATGTTGCGGACATCTGCGTCTGGCATCGTATTGACTCCATCCGGGCGCTCGACTGGAAACTCATAAGCGCAGACGGATTCTCGGGCGACGCCACTGATGCGATAGCGCTGGGCATGAAGGCGCTGGAGAAGCCCGACCGAATTCACTACTTCGAGACGTGGCTGGGCAAGTGGCTTTATGACGTTCTCGCCTATGACGCGGGGGTGCTGTACAGGCTGCGCAACCGGGGCGGCCGGTGCATCGGCCTGCTTCCGATTGACGGAACCAGTATTGCGCCGCTGCTGGATTACTGGGGCAACCCGCCAGGTGCGATGGCCGCGCCCGGCGAGGCCCTCCCCGAGGCTTACGTCCAGTACGTCAACGGGCTGCCGTGGAACTGGCTCAACAGGGATGACCTGGTTTACGAGCCGTACCGGATGCACAACGACTCTCTTTACGGCAGGGCGCCGATAGAGACGATCCTGCTGAATGCGAATACTGATATCCGCTTCCAGCTGTACTTCCTGCAAAGGTTTACCGAGGGCAATCTTCCGGCGGCATTCGCGTCCGCCCCCGAGTCGTGGTCGCCGGACCAGATCGAGCAGTTCCAGGAACTGTGGGACGGCTTCATGCTCGGCGACCAGAGCAGGAAGAGCCAGATCCGGTGGCTGCCGCCGGGCTCCAAGTTCACCTGGTCGAATGAGAAAGACTTCACCGACGCATTCAGTCTCTTTCTCATGCGCAAAACGGCAGCCGCTTTCCACGTGGTGCCCTCGGATCTCGGATTTACCGAGAGCGTCAATAAGTCGTCCGGGGAGTCGCAGGGCGACGTGTCGCACCGGGTCGGTGACGCCCCGTTCATCCGCTACATACAGCGGATCCTGTCGTCGTTCCTCCAGTGCGACCTCGGGCTGCCGCTGAAGTTCGCGTTCGACCTGGGCGAGGAGCAGGACGACCGGGTCAACCAGGCGACCGCCGACAAGATGTACTCGGAGATGGGCGCGATCGGCGTCAGCGAGCTCCGGGAGATGCGCTACGGGCTCACCGACCCGGTGCCGGTCCCGCGCTACATCTTCACGGAGAGGGCGGGCCCCATCCCGATCGCCTCGCTGCTCGCGGTCGCGGGCGAGATCGACGCCGCGACGGGGCTGCCCGTCCCCGGCTCCCCGCTGCCGAAAGAGGTGTTCGGCGGCACCGAGGGCGTCCTGCCGAACCCGCCGATCAAGGTCATGTCCCTCGCCGAGCGCGAGTTCGGCGAGGCGGCCATGCCCCCGGCACCCCCGCCGCAGCCGAAGATGACCCCGGCACAGGCGGTACCGGACGACGACGACAGCCAGGACACGGTCGCCAAGGAAGGCGGAGCCGCGGGCGGGAACGTCACGGCGGGGATCACCGCGGAGACGGGCCTGTACTCCTACGACCTCGACGGCGCTGTCGTCGGGGAAGAGGACGAGCCGGACCGCGAGGCGCAGGTCGCCAAGGAGCTGGCCGCGTTCCGCCGGTTCCGCTCCGCGCGCCGCAAGGCAGGCGAGTGGCGGGACTTCGAGTTCCGGTCGGTTCCCGTCGTCAAGGGCCACAACCTCAACGACGACGCCCGCCTAGCCGTCCGCAAGGACGCCGGGCAGGTAGCCGTCGCAGGCCTCGCGGTACTCGCCGCTGACACCGGCCGCGTGCTGATGATCCAGCGGTCACTCGACGAGGACGACCCGGCCGCCGGAACCTGGGAAGCGCCGGGCGGTCACCTGGACCAGGGCGAGAGCCCTCTCCGGGCGGCCTGGCGCGAGTTCTCCGAGGAGACCGGGTGCGCCCCGCCCCCGGGCGTGCAGACCGGCTCGTGGACGTCAGCGGACGGGATCTACCAGGGCATCGTCTGGACGACTGACACCGAGGAGTCGGTGCCGGTCCGCGGCGATTCGTGGATCCCGAACCCCGACGACCCCGACGGCGATTCGGCGGAAGCCATCGCCTGGTGGGATCCGGAGACGCTGCCGGGCAACCCGGCGGTCCGGCCGGAACTGCTCGCGAACATCGACGCCGTGATGGCCGCACTCGGCTACGGGGTGACGGACGACGCGGTCCCTGATCCGGAAGAGGTCGCCAAGGCCGGTGGCTCGCGCCCAAAACGGCCAGCCTGGCACGGGTGGACTCTCGATCGCCAGACGGCCGCGTACTGGGCTCCGAAGGTCCGCGACTCCGTTAAGGCCGCGATCCCGAAGACGAAGGCCCGGGACATGGGCGCCGACTACCTGGCCGATCACGCGGAGCAGGACGGCAAGGCGACGGGGAAGCGGGACCGGAACAAGGCCGCCGCCGCCTGGCTGGCCGCGTGGCTGGC